CCAAACCATTTACATTAAACCAGTAATTACCTAGTTTTAATTTTTTTTCATATTGTATTTTATTTAAAATATCACTGATACATTGATCTATATTATTGAATAAATTTTTAAAATCAGAATTGATTGTTGTAAATCCATTACTTTGCCATCCATTACAATTACTTACTTCTACACCCTTGTTAACTTTTTTATTTTTTAAAATTATTTTTTTCATTAAATTTAAATTAAGATTAAATTTTTTTTCATATAAAAATATAGAAAAAATATCATTAAACATCTTTAGCCATCTCTTTCGGTACAGCCTGTATGTTCCAGTGTATAAATCTAAATGGTTCAATACCAAAGTCCACTGCATATTCATGTTCTAAAAATCCTGGAAATATAATTAATGTTCCAGGTTTTGGTTTTAAATGAAACAGTTCATGACCTGGCCATACACCTTTTAGGTTTGGTCTCATTTTTAATTTAGTTGTACGTGCCCCGGTTCTTGGTTCATGAAATACTGGATATGATGTTTTATCACTGCATTTTAAAAAATAAAATCCTGACACATGTTGATTCCAATGTATGTGTGCTGAGTGATGACCACCACCTTTTTTTGCAAACTCTTGAACCCATAGTTCACTAAATATTGTTTGATATTGTGACATATCATAACCTTGATGATCTAAATATTCCCAAGATTTTTGACCTATGTAATTTCTAAAATCTAAAAAATCATTATCCATTGTTAGCGGTGTTGAATGATAGGATCTTCCAAAATCACCATGTTTTTTTATATGTTCTTTTTCTCTTTTACGAGCATCACTAATATATTTATTACTTGCTTTGTTTAATGATTTAACAAACTCTGGTTTTTCTTCACTCCATATTACGGTTGGAAAATAAGTATTTATAAACATTATCTAAAAGGCCTCCCTAAATGCCATACCACAAGACTATATCTTGTGCCTGTTGTTACTGGTTTAACTCTATGCCACACAAAACTAGGAAACACAATTATAGAACCCTTTGGTAATATCTCTTTACACTGTACCCTATGTTTTGATTCATCTCTCATGTGTGGATCATAATTTCTAAAATCAAATTCTAGTTCTCCACCTCTATATTCTGAACCGTCTGTTAATTGACAAGTCATAGATAATTTTCTAATTTTACCGTTACAAGGTCCTTCTTTCTCATAAGGTTTATCCCAACTATCACAATGCCAATCATAATATTGATTTAATTTGTATTTTGTAAATTGACAAGCCTCTGAAAAATCCCATTCAAAATTCCAACCTGCTTTTTTATTTGCTTCATGTACGTATGGATGTAATTCTTTATAAATCCATTTATCATCTAACCACACTAGGTCAGAGTTTCTTTTTCGTTTCATGTCCTTTACTTCTTGTTTACTAAGTTGTTTATCACCATAGCCGCCAGTTCTAGCCATAACTTCAGATTGTGATAA